GTCAGTTTAAGCAATTGTCCTTCCTCTTTCTCTCTTCTCAGAATAGATTCTGAAAGAAGTTTGAAATGTCGAAGCGTAGTAAATGGTACTTTACCATGAGCTTTCAATGCAACCTTTTCAAAGGCTAAATGTTGAGATGCTTTAGACTCTAGTTTTTCAACTAGATTCAAAACTTCAAACACATTTGACAGATTAATTGGAGTTCCTACATGAGGAGTTTCATAAAATCTATCCCAGTTATCTTGAGCTAAATTAGCATAAAGATCAACTTGAGTAGATTTTAATTGCTCAATTAAATCACTTGAATCAACATGTAATTTAACTAAGTAATTGAAATAACTCATCTCAAAAACTGCTTTAGAAGTAGGTAGCTCAATATGAGCACTTATCTCTGAATAAGTTGGAGAGTTTTGCAGGTTATCTAATTTAGTTATAGCTTTTAAAGCTCGCTCATCTAGAGAATCTAGATAAGTAAGTAAAAAAGTTCGAATTAAATTATGATCTGGTCTATAGGTATTACTGAAGATACGTACATCCCGACTTAAGGTCGAAACGAATTTTTCAACAGTAAAATTATTATATCCACGGATTATTCCACGATATAGTAAGGATGCCACCATAGGCCATCTATTTAATGGTAATTTACCATTAGTTAGAGATACTCTAAGATCTCTATTTTCTTTATAATTAAATAAAGGAGATATGAGATCTACTAAGCTAGTTCCTAAGAACCCACGACGGTTAAGTCGATCTAACCATTCCATACGACGATCAGTATTAAAATTAATATTTTTCATCGAAGAGAAGGCAGACGCCGAGATTACCTCTTTAAGGCTAAGGGCGGAATAATTTATATTTCCTAACATATCCTGAGAGGCAAATTGGAAGAAACCTTTGTTAGAAACAAAAGATTTTGCCAAACCAACTTTAATTCCGTACATAGTACAGAGTCGAAGATACTGATTTGCAACCTCTTCATTTGCGATAACCACGTCATCACCTAATACAAGGTAATCCGTGAATCTCTCATATTCATTATCCTCTTCGTTATCAGATAACTGATAGACCGCTTTCGCAGCCACAAAGATAAGAAAATGATGGACTAAGGCTAACATAGCCCAAGAACTTAGTGCTCCCATAGGTTGACCTCTTGTATATTTGACTTTATCTCCATTAGGAGCTAAATAATCTCTTTTAGTTAAAAGATCAGCCCAAGTGTTAGCAAACTCGGCACCAAAGTGCCAAGATAGAACTTGTTTATAAAGCTCTATTGGAATATAATCCGT